AGACTTCCTACGTGGCTACTGTGCTGTCATAGAGATACTTAGCTACAGGCGCTAACCTGTAATAAGCCGGGCAGTGCCCGCCCCATTTGACTTACTTCCCATGACCGCAACCGTCATCACGGGCACTTCCGGTGCCTTCTACTACAAGCCTGCTGGCACCACCGGCACGTTTGGAGAAAGCGGCGTTGACATCGCCACTGACACCATCACCGTCGAAACCTTCTACGGCTTTCAAGTTGGTGATCCGGTGAAGTTCAGCGTCCAGAACAGCGCTGGCGCAACCCCTATCGGTACGCTTCCCGCTGGTCTGACCGCAGGAACCACCTACTACGTCATCAGCTACACCGCATCCACTGGTGCGCTCCAAGTGTCCGCTACCGACGGCGGCTCTGCCGTTGACATCACTGATGACGGCACCGCCACCGGCAACAACTATTTCGAGGTCGCTTACGCCGATTACGAGGTGGTCGGTCAAGTGCGCGAGTGGAACTTCGAAATCACCCGTACTGAAATCGACGTAACCACGATCGGCCAAGACGCCGCGCAGTTTGCGCCGTTCCGCAGCTACGTCGCTGGTTTTGCCGAGGGCACCGGTTCCACCACCGTGTACTTCACGACTGACGACGAAAACTTCGCCAACCGGATGATCAACGACATCATCCAACGCAACCAGACTGGTGCGTACGTGAAGCTGTACGTGGATCGTGTGTTCAGCGGCGGCAGCGTGAGCGACACTCTGAGCCGTTCCATTGCGATGCCCATTGTGCTGACCTCGGCCAGCCTGACAGTTAACCCCGACGACGCCATCGCCGTGGCAGTCAACTTCCGCCCCAGCTCCACCCCGACCTTCGACCTAGTGAAGACCGCCTGATAGGCTGCTGGAGCAGTCGGTTCAGCGACCCCGGCCTCACAGCCGGGGTTTTTTATTTCTAATCCGCTACACTAGTCGCATACCCCAAACCTCGGTATGCCTGTTTCTGTACGCGCAATCGACCGCCTCCGCAAGGCCGCCAACCTAGAGCCGGTCAAAAAAGTAGTAGAGCTTTCCGACGGCAGCACATTTGAAATGTGGGTCGCACCGCTGACGATGGCTGAGCGCGAACGCGCCCAGAAGCAAGCCAAGTCCGACGACGCCAACGCCTTTGCACTTCAGCTGCTGATCGCTAAAGCACTAGACGAGTCTGGCGCCAAGCTTTTCAGCGTCGGCGAATTGGATGTACTGAAGAACGAAGTCAAGGACAAGGATCTCCAAGCCCTGATGCTGGCAATTCTGACGGACGACGCCGAGCCCATCGACCCAAAATCCTGAGCGCCGAGCTTCGCAAGGACAACTGGCTCATGCTCCAATTTGGCGTTGCCAAGGAATTGGGGCTAACCCTGACCGAAGTTCGGACCACGATGACCGCCGAGGAATTACTCGGCTGGAGCGCCTATTTCCAGATTTTGAACGAGGACCAGCAGAAGGAACTGGAAAAAGCCAAACGCCGCCGCTAACCCGGCGGCTTTTTTGTCGCGTAAACTGAGGTACAAGGGTATCGTGTAGCTTCGTGGCCAAGTACACCGCCGATATTGAGATTGCTGTACGCGGTGGTCAGCAAGTAAACGGGCTTATTAAGGGGTTAAATAGGTTAAATAACTCTATAAACGTAGTAGACAGAAACGCGAAATTACTTCAAGGGAAAAATTTTAATGTAGCCAGCATGGAGAATTACTCCAGGGCTGTATCAAAGGCCGAAAGAGCCTTACGACAAGCGGCCGAGGGCACTAAACAAGAATCTGATGCAGTTACAGGACTGGTAACAGCCATAAATATTGAAAATAAGGCACGTGAGCGTAGAAATTTTCTTATTGCGCAGGAAGTAGCTAATCGGCGTAAAGTTATTGCCACTGCTAACGCAGGTGTTGGGGTACAGGGACCTTTGGCGGCGCCTGTAAAACCAGGGCGCGGACCAGCTTCACCGCTACGCGGCACAGCAACCATGCCGGGTTCACCAGCAGCACTATCCGCTGTAGAAAGAAGAGGTAGACAAAACCGTCTAGGGGAAGCACTAGGAGGCGGAATTATCGGTGGCGCATTTCCTCTGTTGTTTGGCCAAGGTGGTGGGGCAGCTACCGGGGGCGCTATTGGCGGCGTATTAGGAGGGTTAGCGGGTCCCGGAGGTAGTTTTGCCGGATCTTTACTCGGAACTTTGATCGGTGATATTGCATCTAAAGGTCAGACAATAAAAGACTTAGGTACGGATTTAGGTTTTTCAGCGCAACAAGCTAATCTACTTGCCGTTGCTTTCAAGACGGCTAATACTGACGTAGAGAAATTTACATCTACAATTCAAAATATTCGGGGCGTGGGACTGGATCTAGAGGATCAAGCAGATGCCATCAATCTAATTACATCGTTAACGGAAAAGTACGGAGGTACATGGGATAAAATTGGCAACGCAATTACTTCGTCCCTAGAGTCCGGAAAAGTTACTCAAGCCAACCTCAACCAGTTAACAAGTCAAGGTATAACTATCCAAGACGCCTTAGCGAGAAAGTATGGTGTTAGCCGCGACGCCATTCTACAAATGGCTAAAGACGGCGATATATCTGTACAAACACTTTTAGACACGCTTGTAGATTTAGGTAACGAATCTACGACGGCAGCAAAGAAAGTAGAAACGCCTTTCCAGAAAGCAATAGGGGAAACGGTAAATCTATTCCAAGATTTCTGGAGTCAGGTACAAGCTATATTTTCCGGTGTTTCGGGAGAAGGATCAGAAGCTGCCACTGTGCTGGTTAAGGCTTTTAACACATGGCTAAAAGAGGTGCTGTTTCCTATCGGAAGGTTACTGGCACGTATAGCTGCACTGCTCGTTAATGTGGTTTCTACGGGCGTCAACGCTGCTACCGAGCTAGTCACATCGTTTAGAGGTGTTGCATCAGCTATAGCTGATGCTTTTATGAATATTGTCAATATGATTCCAGGACTGCGTACGATCGTTGGCCTGGCGGGTCAGCTGTTAAATAAAGTCACAGGACGCCGGAGCAGTGATTGGAATGATATGCCATGGCCCGAAGGCGTACCAAAACCAGGTTCGCCCGGAATGGTTGGACGCATTACCGCGCCTAGCCAACTGGACGTGAGTAAACGCACTAAACAAGGACGCAAACCGCCAGAAAGCCGTGTAGCCGAGCTAAAAAATGAGTATGATGCACTACTAAAAATTGGCGGAGCAGAAAACGCAATTCGAGATCTGCTATTTGAAAAGAAAGAAATACAAGCCGCGTACCAAGAGTTAGCAAAAAGCCTTTACATTATTGAAAAAGAGCGCGTACGGGCTATTGACAGGGCAAACTATGCCGAGGAAAAATTGTACATAAACAAAATAGCCCAAGAGAAGTCTTCTCAAGCTATAGCCGCTAGCGAAGATAAAATTAGAGCTATTAACAAACGACGTGCAGACGAGTTTGCCGCCATATTGCGCGGAGTAGAAACGGAGATTAGGTTTACGGATGCTCGCATTAACAATACAGAAGATCAAGCTATAATTGAGCAAAAAATCAACGATTTAGTTAGAGATCGCGGCTATATACTTGACAGTCAAGTAGAAAAATACAGGCAGCTATTAGAGCTTGCGAATCAACGGAGAGATGCAGAAGAGTTGTCTGTTATACAGAAACAAATTGACGCTACAGGTAAAGGTCTACAAGCTGGATTTATTGGCCCCGCTGGAGCCGCTTTTGAGCAGCAACTGGCTGCAGGTAAACCTGTAGAAAGAGCCACCGAAGTAGCACGACTTACCGAAGAACTACAAATAGCTGAGGTACAGGCCCAAGCCCTAGAAAGTTCTGTTCTAGCAATAGGACAGGCATTTGGCACGGCTATGACCACAGGTGTAGCTGAACTTATCAAAGGTACTAAAAGTGCACAGCAGGTATTTGCAGAATTTTTAGAAAATGTAGCTAACGCTTTACTGGATGCTGCTGCCACAATGATCGCAACCTACGTAGCAATCGGTGTTGCAAAGATTTTTGCAGGGATGGGAACAAATGATGCGGATCCACTAAAAGGTGTTGGAGGTGCGGACTGGATGAAGTACACCAGGTCTAATGCCGATGGAAACGTCTACGCATCGAACGGAGTTGTGCCATTTGCAAATGGCGGCATGTTCACGAATTCCATCGTCTCTTCGCCGACCTTGTTCCAGTTCGCCGGTGGTGGCGTCACTCAAGCGGGCCTCATGGGCGAGGCTGGCCCCGAGGCGATCATGCCCCTCAAGCGCGGCGCAGACGGCAAGCTTGGCGTTCAGGTGGCCGACAACAGAGCCTTTCTGGACGCGCTGCGCGGGGACTCCCCCGAGAACGGCACAGCATCTGACAGCCCCGAAGAGCTTGCCACGCTCGCTACACGCGCGTCTATCCGCGAAGTGGAACGCCTGCAAGAAAATCGCACGCAGATCATGACGCAGCAGATGGAAGCCGAACGCCGCTACGAACGCGAGCGCATCGAGCAGATGGCATCAACACCCGGCAACCTCAACATCCGGTACGAGTCGCAGGTGATCAACAACGTGGAATACGTCACCCGCGATCAAGCTGAACGCATGGCAGCGCAATCAGCACTGCGTGGGCGTGAGCTTGCAATCGGGGCGCTGCAGAATAGTGTCAAGACGCGCAAGCGGGTGGGCATCTGATGTCGGTCGCAACTGTCAACTACGTGCAGTTCAGAGAGCGTGATACGTTCGCCACACGCAGTCCGCTGTGGCAAAACTTCTTCGTCGATCGCACGGCTGACTTCCTGCCTTTTGGCTACGGGCAAGGTGCAGGTCAAACTGCAGGCGAACGCTCGCAAGCGAATCTCGTAACACCGGTCAACGCCATCTCGTTGAACTACGCCAAAGAAGCCGCCGACAACCGCTACATCGCAGAGGTAACCACCAAGGAGATCAACATCGCCTCGCTCTCTGAGGGCATCACCATCTCCCGCGAACTATGGGTGGTGGGCAGCTTCACGCACGACCAGGAGATGCTCACCTTCATCCTGCGCGGCCCCGGCGATGCGACACGGCGTGGGCCTGGGCGCTTCCTGTCGCGCTCATTGGTGGGACGTGTCCCAAGCTCGGGCACGCTGGTGATCTCATGAGCTGGCAGCACTGGATCGGCAAGCCGCACAAGACTGGCGCTGATCCGGTTCACGAGGACGGCTGCGACTGCCTGCTGATGGTCGTGCGCATCCGCGAAAGCCTCGGGCTGCCAGTGCCCGATGAAGCCGCCGTGCAGACGCTGATCTCACTGTCGCTCAGCGAAAGCTACCGCGAGATCCACATGCTGCTGGCGCCCCACCTCAAGCCTGTCGATCCGCCGTTTGATGGTGCCTTTACAGTGTTTGAGACGCCCGATCAAATCGGAACTGCGGTGATGATTGACGGCGGGCTCTTG